GCACTTCTACCTTCTACTACAGTTCCATCAACTCTAAGGAAGTCATCGTCAACTACACCTGATGTAAACTGGGCTACATCGTGTTGGCTGATACCTTTAGCTATCTGTAGTTTATTACTGCTAATTTCTAATCCAGGATTAGTACCTAAATCCACTGCTAATACAGAACTGGTAGCTGCTAGCCCATCTCCTGCAAATAAAGTGGCTAAACTTGCTACAGTTGTAAGTTGTTCGTTAGCACCATCTGAATCTATCGTTGCTAATTTGTCACCATTTGCAGGGGTGACATCACTTAGTCCAGATAAATCTAAATTAAGCGTTACAGAACCACTAGTTCCACCACCTGACAATCCATCTCCTGCTGTTACGCCCTCGATGTCACCACTTCCCCCTCTAGCACTTCCTGGTAATAGTATCCCTGCCATTAGTTCATACCTGGCACTTTATTCCAAAACTCAAAGTCTATGGTGGCAGCGTTGGAATCGTTCTGCCTGATTACTTGGAACTGCACAACTTCATCTCTTGATCTTAAAACTATTATGTCTCCTGCTGCCCAAGTCCTACCTTTAGTATTTGTAGGAGCAGTTCCATCACGAGTTTCAGTAACACTGTTAGTTCTGACATAACCCTCAGCGTAGTTGGCTTGGTCAGGTACAGTCAGCGATGTTGCTGAGTCTGTCACTGCGTGAGTAACTAAAGAATTGGGTATAGGAGAAAAATTATTTTTCGCCATTATTAGTTCTCCTGTTATTGCTTGCTGTGTTTGATTCGGCAAGTAACCTGATAGCTTCTGCTAACTGATTCTCTTTTGCCTTTTCCTCTTGCTTCTCTATTTCCTGTCTTTCGCCATCTATGGTTGCCCACTCTCTTCTGTGTCGCTTTTCCATATGGACTCTCAAATCGTGAGAAGCTACGATGTTTGCCTTTCTGCAATAGGGAAGACCCCATGTGTCATATAAGTCTCTGTTAGGATCATCTTTGTGCAGAAGACATTTAATTTTCCCTTTAGCAGGTTCGATACCTTCAGGCTTTCTTGTAGTGAATGCATAAGAACCATCTTCAAACTTTTTTCGCAACTGTTGCTCTAGCATATTTCTGTTAACAGTTGACCTGTCACCAGTTCTGGTGCTGTAAACAAACACCCATCCTGCACTCTGAAGTTCTGTTGCAGTCATCTGTACTCCATTAGAATTTCCAACTACAGCACCTTGCTTCATGTTTCCAGGTTCTTCAGCTTGTTCTGCATCACGCATCATCTCGTGTACTGATTCGACATTCTCTGCCATTAGGTTCGCTCCTTTTTAAACTTAGGGCCGAATACACTAGCCCCTCGTTTCCATTTGTTTCTCTCTTCTATGTTGTCCCAAAATATCTTTTTGAGATCCTTTGGTTTTCTCTCTGTCTTGGGTGGTGGCTTGAGGTTCATGTCCTGAGCCATTCTTAAAGCCTCATCTACTGTATATAGTGCTTCGCCCCCACCTTTGCCATTTGGAACTCCACAGATCAATTGAAATTCCTCACCGAACAATCTGGCATCACCCATGTCTCTTTCAAATTTCATCTTCCTGTCATTACGAATAACAGTAATAGTTTGATATCTTCTAGAACCTGAGTAGTCATGAGCGTTCCTATTAAACTCGGCTAGGTAATAGCAACGCTCATTTCCCATGATTTCGGCTTGAGTTAATTCAATCCTGGAAACCATCTAAACTCCTAAATGGTGAAGTCTCTTGCAGCACTTACATAGAAGTAGTCGACATCCATGGTTAATGCTGAAGCTGTTTTAGTTTCAACGACTAACTGACACGCTAGGTCTACAGTTGTAGATACAGCACCTGTCTTTGTTTGTTTGAGTTCGCCATCTATGTACCATCGGCAAGTTCCATTCTCTGAAATTTCTAATCGCAAAATTTGGAATTCACCTGCTACTGCTACATCATCTAAATCAATGTCAGTAGATGTTGTTGCACCTGCGTTTGCTCCACCTGCATACACACCATGCCAGTCTGTAGCGTCAGTCAATTCTGAGCTGAACAAAAACCCTGCTCCATCTGATGCTGTTAATGTGATAGCTGTGCCGTTTCCATGAAAAATATCGTCTTCCAAAGAATAGTCTTCCAAACTAACATCACTAAAACCAAAGAACACCTCTCTGTTAGCAACTGCAGGCAGTCTTACTCTTGCTTCAGCTACTATTGTTCCCATGTTTCCTACATCAAACATTGTTGATGTTGATACACCGATAGCGTGTTTATCTTCGTTAGTAGTAGTGAATTGAGCAACTCCATTCACTCCATCAGAATCCAATGCAACAATTCCTGAATCATTTACATCCATTCCGTCACCAATTACTTTTAAGGAATTTAAATTTCCTGAAGTAGTAGTCAATGCAACAGCTCGTTCAGCTCCTACAAAGTCTTCAAATATTTCAATCTTTCCTATAGGCCCTTGTACTGTAGCCATTTATTTCTCCTCGAGCTTTAGCTCTAATCTTCTTATTCGCTTCCTGTAGGGAGCGATTACTTCATTTATGTGTCCTGTTTTACGAGGGATACAAGCCAGGTTCTCTAGCCTGTTATCCCTCATATTGCCGTTCAGGTTATGAACGACCCACCCCTTTGGAATTGGCCCATGTTTCTCTGACCAAATCCTTCTTCTTTCATTCATTAGCTAGTTGGTGCTGTTGCGTCTGCAATAACCTCATATAGCCAGTTACCACTGCTTCTTTCACCATAGGCAAATTCATCGTAGTGATACATTGCTGTAGCTCCACCACCAAGTTCAGGTAATCGCTTAGTCTCGATATAAGGTGATCTACCCTCTACCAGAACTAAAGCCATCATTGAGAAAACTCCACCTTTAGCATCGTCAGAAGAGTCGATAGTTAGGTTTCCATCTTCGTAAAGTCTTGCACCTGCGATTGTGCCTCTGTATCGGTTTTGGTAAGCCTCGACAGATACACCTGCTGTTAGAGGTGCGCCACCTGTTTGGTCAATTGCAGCAGCGATTAATTCATCATCGATGTCTTTCAACTGAAAGCCATGGAAGACTGCATTTATCGGTGATCCTGCAGGAGCTGGTTCTGTTGTATTAGAAGTTATCCTGTAAGCTGCAGCAGCAATTTCACCTGAGTCCAAGCCGTTTCCTGCAGCACCAAGAGCTGTAGTAGCTCCATCTATTGCTGTAAGTCCGTCTTGGTCTTTCTTTCTTTCAATAGCGTTCTGTGCCAATGACCCTGTTTGGGCATAAGCATTACTGCTAATTCGTAGTGCAACCCTGTCGGTGATAACTGTATGTACACCTATAACAGTTGGAGTAATACTAAAAAGCGTGTCTTCCATTTGTTGTGGGTTGTCTAATTCTGTGTTTTCAGAAACTGCCTGAGCTGAGAGTTTAGCCATGCTAACCTCATTCCAAACAGTACCTGTGTTTTCGTCTAACCTTTGTCGGTCAACAAGGTTAGGCATTACGCCAGCAAATTCCCTGACAATTCTTGCAGATGCAATCATAGTAGGAATCGAATCAGCTAACGAATCAGTAACTGTATTTCCTGATGCCATTTTTTTCTCCTATTAAAATCGGATGCCGAGCTTTTGCATTTCCTCGGCAGCTTTTGCTATTTCTTCTCTAGTAACTGAAGTCTCAGAATTTCCAAGTCTGGTAAGTAAAGATTGGCCATTGGGAGATACTGGCATACCCACACCTGAATCCAGGTCGTTTATACCAAGTTCCTCGTTCTGCTTTCGCCTCTCTTCATCTGCCGTTCTCTTTGTTTCCTCAACCTCAGTTTCACGCTTACTTCTTTCCAATCGTCTAGCGACTTTCAAGAATTCTGCGTATGCTGCATATAGTCCAGAGGTATCATTATTTTGATAGGCTGGTGTCCATAAAGCCCTGAAATCTGCGAGTTCTTCGGAGGTTTCAAGGTTGAGGCCCAGTTCTTCAACTGTGTCTGTTATCTCACGAACCATTTCAGCTGATGCGTTTGTAAAGGATCTGCTCGTTGATCTGTTAGCTGTATCTGCCTGAACTTTCTCAAGCTCCTCAGCTAGCACTTGCTCATCGTTGGTAGCCTGGTGCTTTATTAGAGCATTGACTGTCCCTGTCAGAGCTGCAATCGAGTCAGCAATTTCATCCGTAGATGATTTCTCTTCCATAGCCTTTTTGTATCGGCCATTAAGAGCAGAGTAGTCCCTATTACCTTTTTCAAGGTCATCACGCATCTGTTGAATCTGCTGTTGCAGGGATTCCATGGTGGGTTGTTGCTCTTGTGATGTCACTGGTTCTGCCTCTGCCGAGGGAGTCGCAGATTCATTCTGAGCAAGGTTGCCTGTTCCATTTGTACTAGGTTGTACTGGTTCATCAAATCCTGCTGTCGAGTTCTGTAATGTCATTTACTACCCCTTTTTTAAAAACAAAAAAAAAGCCACCTGAGAATTAACTCATGGCAGCTTGTGCGCTTAAAATTGTATATTTAGTTTTCTGTTTGTACTTAGTCTAAGACGACATATCCATTTCTGTCAAAGCGAATATGGATTTCTAGCTTGCATCTAATGCAACGAGTCCACAGTTCGCCCATCAATTTATCTGCAAATTTCTTATTGCAGTTAGGACATCTTATGCCTTTATCAGTTGTAACCATTATCTCAATGCCTGATCGATAAGTTTTTGGATATCCATCGTATTTACATCACCACCTTCTGCGTCAGCAACTAACGCTTCTCTCATTCTCATTACAGTTGGATTAATAGGTGTTTGAATAGTTCCCCATTTATACAAAAGTGCTTCTAGCCTAGGGTTAGTTAGCCTCAAGTGATCTTTTTGTTTCCTTATCTCTTTTTCAAGAGCCTTAATAATGTCCTTATGCTTACCGGATTTTTTGTATTCAACGGGGTTTTTAGATAACAAATACTCACGATATTCTTCTTCATATCCAAAATGTTTTGCAGTCCTTAAAGATATATCCCAATACTGTTTCATTTCTTGTATATCGTTATCGTATTCTTCAATTAAACTTCTGACTTCTTCGTTTTTGTATCTAGTACCCCTGAATGTGTTTGCCCCGGATCCTGTTATGTATTTACCATACAAAGGGTTTTCTGCTATTGCATCAGAAATAATTTTTTCACGTTCTGTTTCAAACTTTTCAAAATCCATAAAACCATTTTCAGGATAAGTTTCTAGCTGAGTGTTGTAGTAAAGTTGTGCCCAATAATCAGCTCTATTCAAATCTCCTTCTTCTGTTTTAATTTCATCTAATAGCTCTTTATTGTTATCTACAAAAAGTTCGTAAGTCTCAGCTCTTCTGCTTTTAAGTTCACTTATCTGATTTGCTAATTCTTTTCCTGATGCGTCTTTTCTCATCGCTTCAATTAAATTATTTTCCAAATTAGTAAAGTTAAGTTCGAGTCTTTCAAATGCAGTTCCAAGTTCAGTAGGGTTTCTAGCGTCAAACTCTTCTAGAATATCTTTCATCCTAGGATCTTCTTTAATAATTCGCTCCTCAGCTTTAGATAAGTTTTCAGGGTCCCAACCTATTCCGTCTACAGATCTAGTGGGACTTGGTATCCCTGCTGCTACTTTTTCTTTTGATATTTCGTTTAACAAATCCCTATAGCCAAGTGGTGATGATTTTGCACCCATAAATTCACCTGCTGCCATAGCTAAAGCACCTTTAACATCACCTTGATTAACTTGTTCAGCTACATCTGGGATTTGGTCAAAAGCAAACGGCAAGTGCGATTCAATAAGGTATCCAATATATGGTGTAAGTCCGTCAACTGGCATGTAACCAGTATCAGTAGATGTCCATCCAGCTTTAGGTTCTGTCTGCTCAAATGTTTCACCTGAAAGTAAGTCCCAAGCTAATGAAACTGGTCCTGATGCAATTCCTCGTAATCCTTGAAATTCATTCCCTAAATTGTCATCAGTTAGAGCAGCACCGCTCATAATTAACAGTCTTAAAATAGAATCGTATGTACCAAAAATGCTCCAATCTCTACCTGCAAAACGGATTCTCATAAAGTTAGAGTTATAAACCCATTCGCCTTTGCTATCTTTTTTAAGAATGTCGAAATCGGTTTCGTTTCCTAAAGCAGTATTTATGCCAACTGTTAACAAAGTTCCTTGGGAAATCAGCCTTAACATTGCTCTTCTTGCAATACGTTCTTGAGGAGTTGCTGTAGCAAATCTGGGCAATGCAACCTTATCGGTTTGTAATATTTGTCTTCCAACTGCTTCCGCACCTGGTACAGCATCAACTAATGCACCTAACGGATCTTTAGCTGTTCCTTTAACAGTTCTTGCAATATTGTTTAATCTTGCCTGAAAAAATCTTGGGGCAAAAGTCAGAATTTCTCCTAGCTCAGCACCGAATCTTTTGTTGGCATATCCAGTTGCGGTGTTTACTCCATCAACTATTTGTTTACCTAAATCGCCATTCATTATTTCATCTAATGTGCGACCTTCTCTCATGAACTGTTCAAGCATATCGTTTGCCCAGTCCATTCTTAACCTGTCCCCATAGTATCCAAAAGCCATGTTTGCCTGTTTAATACCACGGACTTTTTGTAAACCTCTTGTAAAGGCTTGTTTACCGATAGTAAATTCTGTATCTGCACCACCAATCCTTAAACCTAAAGCAGACCATTCATCCGTAGTTAACAAATTTTTAGCCTTAGCTTCTTTGTTAAATTTACTAATATAGTTTCCAAGCAATTCTTCACCGCCATTACCCCATGCTCTCCAATGCCAAACAAATGCTTTTCCAGCTAATGTAGGATTATTAAACAACTGCAATAATCCGTGAATAGTCGGAGCACTATCATCAAGAGTTGCTCTTAAAGACCTGTACAAACCAGAGTGCCATTGAACAGCTTTAAGTATTCCTGTTCCCGGTCCTTTTATTCCACCTTGTTTTTCTATAATTTTATTAATCTGAAATATCAATTCCGCAGGATAATCAGTTCCTGTCATTTGTTTGATACGAGATTCTCTGCCCGCCAAGTATCCAGTAGGAGGCGTACTTTCTTCAAGCAAAACGCTGTTGTACTCATCTGCAAGCTCGTTATATTCGTCATCAACAGCTCTTTTTGCAACCTTAGCTGAGTGCATATTGAAAAGAGCTTTAATTGCATTGTCACTGACTTTCGCAGCTTGCCCATGTTCTATTTCTATTTGTTTTTGTATTCTCTTTATGTCTTTTTCTTTAACATTACTGAGTAATTTATCTAATCTGGCCTGTTCTCTAGTCACCAAAGTGTGTTCATTTTTAAGTCTTCTTTTTTCTGCTGACATTCTTATCTGTTGTTCAACAGCATTCCTTTGAGCACGTTCCTGTTTCTGAAACACTGCATCAAGGCCTTCATACAAACCTTTTGCAAATTTAATGTTGTCAAGTTTTTCTGATAGTGGGCCAATCGCATCGAAAAGTTCGTCAGTGCCTTCGTTAATTTCATCAATTTTGTTTAAAAGGTTTTCGTATTGTTCACCCGCTGAGTCTAAAAATTCAGCTTGTCTGGCGGCTGCTTCAGCATCTCCTGCTAAAACTACTTGCCCAAACTCGTCTTCAAAACCAACTGGATCTTGAAGTATAGGTTCACCTGCTAAATCAAGTTGTTCCTTACGAATCGGTCCGTTTGGGTTGCCTGGTTGTGCTTTGAGCACTAGGTCAACTGTACTTCTATATTGTTCAAACAGTTCAAATTCTTCAGCAGTCAAAGCAATTTTTCTAGCTACTTTCCCTATAATTGGAAACATGATGTTGTTGTCATTGACAATATATTTGCCTGTTATGAGTGGGTCATTCGGCATACCAACTTTATTTTCAAACCTACCACGCCCATCTACTTCGATATAGCCAGAAGCTCCTTTGTTAAGTTCATTAATTTGCCTTATTGTTTCATCAATTTCTTTTTGTGCTTCTTCAGAAACTTCTTGTGTTACTTCCTCAACAGTTTCTTTTACTTCTTTAGGTACATCTAGTTTTTGTACAGACTCATTAGCAGATTGTGCTAATTGATCGTATTCATCTAACAACTCTTGTAGTTTTAATGTTTTCTTATACAGTTTGTTATCAACATTTTTGTATTTTGAATCCATGCTTCTGAGTTCTTGAATGGTTGCTTGTATTTTCTTAATCATTTTTCTAGAATCGTTTTTGGCTTCTCTGCCAATTTTTCTAGCTAACTTAATATCGGCAACATTGTAAGCACCTGAAAAGTCTTCATACCTATTTTTTGATCTTTCAACTCTTGCTCCAACTGCACGTTGTTCAGAAGAGCCTGTATATTCTTCAACCCTTCTCATTTCGTTTTGATGTCTTTCTGCATTTTTTTCTGCTGTTCTGTTTGCAGTTCTTGCAACTTTTTGCAAAATTTTATTTCTAACTGATGTAGCAACTAGTTTTTTTCTGGTCTTTTTCTTTTCTTTAAGTAAATTTTGTACTTTTATATAAACAGGATGTTCCATTAACCTGGCTTTTTCTGTGGAAGACATAAGTTTTCCGTCAGGCATTTTTGCATTGTTTAGAACTTTAGCTATGTACTGATTAGCTGATTCAGCACCAACTGCATTTACATACGATTTTATAGTGTCCGAGAACGGAACATAAGTCAGCTTATCGTCTTCTATACCAGCACCCTGACTTGGTTCACTTGCTCTCTTTTTAAAACCTTGTCTTTTACCAGTAGCTGGTACTTCACCTAAAATTTGCTCAGGTGTAAAAGCCTGCCCTCTAGGAATGTAAAATCCACCTTCTTGTATATCAAGTCTCTGACCAATCCTTACATTAAACTGATCTAAAGATTCTCTTAAAGGAGCTAATCTGTCTCTTATTTCTTCCATCACTTGGCGTTGGCGTTCATTAAGATGTGGTTTATATCTTTCATAATCTGCGGCAATGTCAGAAATTGTAGGTTGTGCTCCATCTACTTTAGGAACTCCGGGAACCTGACCAGAATCATTCAGGAAAAAATCTCTTCTAATTCTAAAATCAAGGTCTGCA